CTGAAGTTAATGATTTATCAACGGCAAGAAGTCAAACTGCAGGTGGAGGAACTGTTACTGAGGGGTTTGTTGCAGGAGGTTACACCGGTCCAGCATATGTAGGTGTTACTGAAGAATGGGAAGTTCCTGATTTTCAAATTAAGACAGTGACAACGAGTTAATTATGATTTATAAACAAGCAAAAGGAGGAAGCAACTATGGCATATAAATACTGTACAGCGACTAACTGGGGCAAAAACTTTTTCACTCACGAAGAGAGAAAACAGTTTCACCTTTCAGGTCATCCTGGTGAAGTATGGGTTGTAGGCGATAATCTTTATGGTGATCAATGGATCAGTAAAGTAGCTGGTGCGATTAAGACAAAAGAAGAAGCACAAGCTATCGTTACTGGTAAAATCGAAGAGGCGCAAGCTGCATACGATGCATTGTCAGCTGAAGAGCAAGAGCAAAGCCCAAGACCAGTAGTATATAATCTTCCATAGTCTTAACCTATGGCTAAGTATTCGGATATAAAAGGATTTACAGTTCAGACTGTTACAAGCGATCCCGCTGCGTCTCAAGCAGCTACTGGCACTTGGGCTAGTGGAGGTACTTTAAATACATCCAGATGGGTGGTTAGTGGTTTTGCTGGAACGCAAACAGCTAATATACTTATGGCTGGATATTCTCCCTCTGCACCTGTGGCCAACGCAGAAACATATGATGGAACGTCTTGGACGGAGGTAAACGATTTAAATACTTCAAGAAGATCTGTTGGAGGATTTGGAACTTACACTGCAGCAATAGGTGCTGGTGGTCGTACAACAACTAACGTTAACAATGTAGAGTCTTGGAATGGATCTAATTGGACTGAAACAACAGAAACAAATGAAAGTCTTGAAGAGAGAGGTGGTATAGGAACACAAACTGCAGGATTAGTAAACGGCGGACAAAGTCCTTATTCAAGCACAAATGAATCTTGGAATGGATCTGCTTGGACAGAAGTTGGAGACACAAACTCAGCCCATGCAAATCATGCTGCTTTAGGAACAACTACTGCAGCTTTAGTAGCTGGAGGGCAACCACCATCAGGATCACCTTTATCTGTAGAATTATGGAATGGATCTGCTTGGACAGAAACAACAGAAATGAACGGTGGAAGAATATATAATAGCTCTTGTGGAGGCATTTCAACTGACGCAATAATAAATGGTGACGGTGGAGGACCTGCTCCAAACACTTCTGTAGAATTTTGGAATGGTTCTTCTTGGACTGAATTAAATGACATATCGACTGCTCGAGGTGCAGCTGGCGGCGGAGGAACTTCTACAGCCACATTAGTATCAGGAGGAAATCCAGCACCTGGTGGTACGACAACTGCAACAGAAGAATTTACAACAACACCTTCAGCGTTATTTCAAAAAACAGTTGAAGGACAATTATTTTTTAATTCAACAGCAAACGCTTTTAAAGAAACAATAACAGATTTTCCTTCAACATCTTGGTCATCAGGTGGAACTATGAATACAGCAAGAAATTCTCACTCTGGGGCTGGAGATACTTCAGCAGGTCTAGCTTTTGCAGGTGCCACACCTCCCTCAACTGCAGTTACAGAATCTTATAACGGCACAACTTGGACAAATGTAAATAATTTAAATGCAGCTAGAAGATCTGGAGGTTCTGGAGGTTCTCAAACAGCCGCTGTTTTTTTTGCAGGACAAGATACAGCAGCTAGAGCATACACTGAAAGTTGGGATGGAACGAATTGGACTGAAGTTAATGATTTAAACACTGCAAGATCACAAGGCTCTAATGGTAGAGTAGGAACTTCAACCTCTTCAATTATGGTGAGTGGTGAAGGACCTTCCTCAACAATGCCACAGGTTGAAACTTGGGATGGAACGTCTTGGACAGAGGTGGCAGAATTAAATAATAATAGAAAATTAGCTTCAATTTTTGGATTGACAGGAGATGCAGTAACTAACGCAACAGGGTCAAATCCAACTACTAATAACTTAACTAATTGTGAACAATGGAATGGATCTAGCTGGACTGAAATAGCAGATGTTAACACAGCAACTAGAGCAGGAACTGGCGCAGGCGCACAAAATTTAGGTTTTAAATTTGGTGGTTATAGCACAGCGAACGAGGCTAAAACAGAATTTTGGAATGGTTCTTCTTGGAGTGAACTTAATGATTTATCAACAGCTAGAGATGGCCCAACAGGGAGCGGAGGTTCAACCACAACATTTTGTGCAGGAGGAAATGATCCATCATCGCTAACTGGAGCCACAGAACATTTTGAGGCAGGTTTAGCTAACAAAACAATTACAGCGAGTTAATTATGGCAACGTATAAGGAAATAAAAGGCGTAACAGTACAAACAAGAGACGAGGATCCGGTTATTGGAGGTATAGCTGGTGGGACTTGGGCAAGTATTGCTTCAACAAATACCGACAGAGAATCTTGGGCAGGTGCTTCAGGAACATCAAATGAAGCATCAATGACTTTCGGAGGATATCCTACTACTGCTAATACAGAAACATTTAATGGTTCTGCTTGGACAGAAGTAAATAATTTAAACACACCAAGACACGGTAATGGAGGTTCACCAAATGGCTCACAAACAGCCACTATATGTTTTGGAGGTGCCCCAGGTCCAACTAAAGCAGAAACAGAATCTTGGGATGGATCTAGTTGGACTGAAGTGAACGATTTAAATACTGCAAGATTTTATATTATGGGAGCAGGGACATCAACTGCAGCATTAGGCTTTGGAGGAAATACACCTAGTCAAACTGCAGTAAACGAATCTTGGAACGGATCAGCGTGGACGGAAGTTGCAGACTTAAATCAAGCTAGATCTTATGGAGGATCAGCAGGAACACAAACTGCTGCAATAGCAATGGGTGGTGATAACCCCCCTGTATCAAATAACGTAGAAACTTGGGATGGTTCAAGTTGGACAGAAGTTAGTGAGTTAAATACTACAAGATATGGAGTTGGTGGAGCCGGAACATCAACAGATGCTTTATGTTTTGCGGGTTATCCTACAGGAGCAATAAATGAACATTGGAATGGGTCAAGTTGGACAGAGGTTGCAGACTTAGGAACTGCAAGAGGATACACTACAGGTCACGGTACAACGTCTTCAGCTGCTATCTGTTTATCAGGAACTCCTGGTCCAGGTAACTATAGAATTGCAGAAGAATTTACAACTGCCCCAGTAACAGCAGCTATTTTAACAGAAGGTGATATATTTTTATCTGGAGGCACAACGTTAAAAGGTTTTGGAAAAGCGGCTGGAATATCAGCTGGTACTTGGGCATCAAGTGGAAATTTAAACACAGCCAGAGGCTATTCAGCTGGCGGTGGACCAAACGATAGTTTTATTTTTGCAGGAGGTTATACAGGAACAGCTTATGCTGGTAATACTGAAACTTGGGATGGAAGTTCATTTACTGAAGTAGCAGATATGAATACTGCTAGAAGCTTTTTAGGTCATGGTGGTAATACTGCAGCAATGTGGGTAGCAACAGGAGAACCTGGAGCAAGTAATAAAACTGAAACTTGGAACGGCTCTGCATGGACAGAAGTTGCTGAAACAAATGATTCAAAATTTAAAGTTGGATCGGCAGGAACTGCAACAGCAGGTCTTATTATTTCTGGAATTATATCCGCTCCTTCTAGAACTACAAATGTGGAAGCTTGGAATGGAACTTCGTGGACTGAAACAGATAATGTCAATACAGGTAGATCAGACTTTGGAGCATTTGGAGTGCAAACAAGTGCAACGATGGTAGGAGGTGAAGCGTCTTCACCCACTTTAGCACTTTGTGAAAGTTATGATGGATCTTCTTGGTCAGAAATAGCAGAATGGAATCAAGCTCGTTATAGCTCAGGTGGTTTTGGTTCTGATAAAGATAATGGAATAGTTTTTGGTGGAGGTGATCCAGCAGCATACAGAGTATTGGTTGAACATTGGAACGGTAGTTCGTGGACGGAAATAGCAGAAATGGCAACGGGTAGATATGCAGGTTGTCAACACTCTAGTTTAGGAGCAGTATCAGGTAAAGCAGCAGGTGGTAATAACCCACCAAGTTACAACAGTGCCACAGAAGACTTTGTAGCAGATGCTACGTTATCTACAGTAACCGTATCGTAGACTTGACCTTTATATAGAAAGGTATATAAAGACATTAGAATGAATAAAGGAGATAGAATGTCAAAAGAAAAAAGAAATATAGCTACTAAGCTAGAAACAGAGTCAAAGTATTTAACAAACATCTTAGATAAGGATGATGTTAAAAATTTTAAGAAATTAATACCAGAATTACAAGATACATGGATGAAGAAACAAATGTTTCGTACAGAAACAGAAATGAGATTCTCTGTGTTATCTGATAATAAATATCCAACGAAAGCTGCAAAGTATTGGCAATCTGTAAGAGAGCAGAATACACACTTTGAAAATTTAGTTCACTTATCATTTGATGCTAGGAAGAATGAAGTTGAGATAAAGAAACTACAAAGAGATATTAAAAAAGAAAAAGATCCATTAGAGAAAGAACTCAAACAAGTAGAGTTGGAAGAAAAATTATATGGTAAAGCACAAATGGAACTTGTTGCTAAACATAGAATGAGAGAAGTTGCTTCTTGGTCTAAACTTAAGAAAGAATTTGATGATGGTAACTTTGATAAGAGAGATGTGAACACGCACCAAGCTAAGTCATATCTATTAAGATTACAAAGACAGAAAGAAACAATAACTCCTGGTACATCACAACCTGAAGTGTTTAATGTATTAGGACAACTAGAAGCTTTAGAAAAAGGTTTGAGAGAAAACACTTTATCTTTAGATGCTAAAAAAACTAAAAAATTAAAATGAAGTTCGACTTTGCTTATTTAGGTCAGACGGTCTTAAAATACCAGGTCCCCCTGGAAATATTCGTAGGTCTTAACGAAATCTACGAAAGACAAAAGAAACAATTACCGAAAGCTAATAAACAGTTAGTGGGTAAAATAGAAGATGAAGTATCTTTATTCTACTCTGGTCCTAACAACGATAAGATGCATCAGCATTGTTTCTTACCCGATGATATACTTAAATGGTTTCATAATATCTTTGATCACTACACAGATTGGAACAAGATAGGTCCAACACAAAAATCAATAAACTCCGTTTGGGTTAATGAAATGAAAGCACATGAATATAATCCTGTGCATATCCATCAAGGTAAACTCTATACAGGTTTATCTTCTGTGATGATTTTAAAATTACCTAAAGAAACAGGTGTTGAATATTCTGCTGAAGAGAAACCCATGAATGGTAGACTCCAGATTATTGGTGCAGCTAACGGTCAGTTTTCTAAAACAGACTACTCTCCCAATATGAAGATAGGAGACTTCTATGTTTTCCCTTATGATATGAGACACTGCGTTTATCCATTTAACGGAACCAAAGAAAAAAGAAGAACATTAGTATGTAATGTAGATGTTGATTACAATCCTGTAGCTTCAAGAACTGGATCGGGACAAAACGAATGATACCAAGAATGCCACGATGGCAATCTTATGTTGCCACAACTACACAACCTATCTTTACACCACAGCAATGTAAGATGATTATTGATGCTGGTCATCAATGTAAACCTGAAGAAGCAAAAGTTGGAGGTGGAGAAGAAGGTAAATATGATACTAAGAAACGAGTGACTACAATCTCTTGGATACCTTTTGATAAATTACCACAAATGTACAAAGTGATTGAGAATCAATTATCTATCGTAAACTTAAATCATTTTGGTTTTGATGGTGTAAGACTTACAGAACCTGCACAGTTTACCGTGTACCCTAAGAAAGGTTTTTATGATTGGCATATGGATTTAAATGCTTTTGGTCAAGATGGTCAGAATCCAATTAGAAAAATATCTATGACATTGTTGTTATCAGATCCATCAGAGTTTACCGGTGGTGAGCTTACATTTTCAGAGATGGGTGATAACAAACCGCTGCCCTTGAAACAAGGACAAGCCATATTCTTTGCATCATTCTTAAGACACAAAGTTGCACCCGTTAAGAAAGGTGTAAGAAAATCTTTAGTGATGTGGTTTGGAGGACCACCGTTTAAATGAGTCAACTTCAAAGAAAGATATTATTTCCAACTGCAGTTTATTTTAAAGACATACCTAACGCTAAAGAACTTAATAAATATTTATTTAAAGAAATAAAAAAGTGGCGTAAAGCAGATCCAGAAGGTGAGAAGAAAACAAACTCTGGTTTTGGTTGGCACAGCAAAACTGATATGGATAAACGAAAAGAATACAAACCTCTTATCGATGAATTATTTAAAATGGCTTATGAATGTAATCAAGATTTTGGTGTTACAGGTAAACTAGGACTAGGTAATATGTGGGCTAATATTAATCCTACTTATAGTTACAACAAAACACATACACATCCTAACTCTATGTGGTCAGGTGTATACTATATTAAAGTACCCAAGAACTCAGGCAAACTATTTTTAGAAGATCCTAGACCAGGACCGAATACACATATGCCTAGAAGAGTAGACAATTTACCTGAACAATTATGGAGAGTCTGTGCTTATGAACCACTAGAAGGACGTATGATCTTTTTTCCATCTTGGCTTCCTCATGGTGTTGATATAAATATGAATACAGACAAAGGTGAAAAGAACTGGAGAATATCTGTATCTTATAATTTTATACAAATATGAGTTTTAAAAAAAATAAATATCAAGTTATTCGTGGTGCTATATCAAAAGAAATAGCAGACGTAGCTTATAGGTATTTACAAATATCAGCTGAAGCAGATCACTGGATGTTAAACAATGGTGTAACTCATGCTGGTAATAAACTTGTAGGTAATTTTAACGACCGACAAGTTCCAAACTCTTATGCTAAATATAGTGATAGGTTAATGGAAACATTGCTAGTTAAAACCATAGCTGTGATGCAGAAGAAGACAGGACTTAAACTAGTGCCAACTTATTCTTACACAAGACTTTATAGAACAGGTAATATTTTAAAAAGACACAAAGATAGACCTAGCTGTGAGATATCGACTACACTAAACCTAGGTGGAGATGCATGGCCTATATTTATCGATCCTACGGGGTCTGACAACGTCATAGACGAGTATAAGAACGTACATAAACCTGGAGCACCCAAAGGTATAAAAGTGGACCTAAAACCAGGAGATATGCTTATTTACTCTGGTTGTGAGTTAGAGCACTGGAGAGAGCCTTTTCAAGGTGAATTATGTGGTCAAGTATTTTTGCACTATAATCATGCAGATGGACAGTTTGCAAAGACCAATTTGTATGATAAAAGACCTATGCTAGGAATAGTCAAATAACGTTGAACATCAACGCAATCTAATATAATCTGGAGATCTATGTTACAAAAGATAGGGTTTCAACCTGGTATAAACAAACAAATTACTGCAACAGCTGCGGAGGGTCAGTGGATAGACTGTGATAACGTCCGTTTTAGGTATTCTACACCTGAGAAGATAGGAGGTTGGACACAGTTAGGAGCTGATAATATTACTGGTGCAGCAAGAGCATTACACCAATTTACAAATAGTTTAGGACGAAAGTATTCTATTATAGGATCAAACAGAATTTTGTACGCTTATTCAGGTGGTGTGTTTTATGATATACATCCAATTAAATCTACAACAACGCTTTCAAATGCATTTAGCACGACTAATGGTGAAACAACCGTTACGATAAATTTTTCTACAGATCACGGTATACAAGCAGGAGACATTGTTTTATTAGACAACTTTTCATCTATTACTAATTCTAATTTTAGTGCATCTGATTTTGATGACATAAGATTTATGGCTACAACAGTGCCATCATCAAACACAATTACGATTACTATGCCATCTGCAGAGTCAGGGTCTGGTGCCTCTGAGTCTGGTGGCATCAGAGTTAGACATTATTACAGAGTGGGTCCTGATGTACAAGCACAAGGTTTTGGTTGGTCACTTGGATCTTGGGGAGGAGAAGCTGTAGGAGCATATACAACTGTTTTATCAGCAGACATATCTGCAGCTGCCACAAGCATAACTGTAAACGATGCATCACAATTACCAAGCTCTGGAACAAATTTTATTAAGATTGGAACAGAAGAAATATCTTACACAGGTATATCTACAAACACATTGACAGGTGTAACAAGAGCTGTAAGAAATACAACAGCTGCAGCACACACTGCAGGTGCCACAGTTACAAACACCTCTGATTTCGTAGCATGGGGTGAGGCAGCATCCGGAGACTTAATTATAGATCCTGGTATGTGGTCTATTGATAACTTTGGTGACAAGGCTATTTGTTTAATAGTAGACGGTGAAGTATTTGAATGGAACTCTGCAGCAACAAATGCAACAGACTCAAGAGCAACTATTATATCTGGTGCACCAACAGCTTCAAGACACATGCTCGTATCTACACCGGATAGACACTTAGTATTCTTTGGCACAGAAACAACGATTGGTACGAAGTCTACACAAGATGATATGTTTATTAGGTTCTCGTCTCAAGAGGATATTAACACTTATACACCTACAGCAACCAATACAGCTGGTACACAAAGACTGGCTGACGGATCACGGATCATGGGAGCTATTAGAGGTAGAGATGCAATCTATGTATACACAGATACAGCTTTGTTCTTACAAAGATTTGTTGGTCAACCTTTTACATTTGCCTTTGTACAAGCTGGTACAAACTGTGGACTTGCAGGCAAGAATGCAGCAGTAGAGGTAGATGGTGCAGCATATTGGTTTTCAGAAAATGGTTTCTTTAAATATGCAGGTGCTCTTGAATCTTTGCCATGTTTAGTAGAGGACTTTGTATATGATGATATTAATTTAGATTCTGGTAATCAAATGATATCAGCAGGACTTAACAATTTGTTTGGTGAGATTATGTGGTTCTATCCTACAGCAAACTCTTCAGTTGTAAACAGAATGGTTTGTTATAACTATCAAGACTCATCAGCAAGAAGACCCATATGGACAGTAGGAACATTAGCTAGAACAGCATGGGCAGACTCTGCAGTCTTTGGTAATCCACACGCTTTAGAGTATGATGCAGACGGAGTAGAACCAGCAACATCATCTACATATGTTCAAGGTAATACAGATGGTATTACAACATACTATCAACACGAGACAGGCACAGACCAAGTTAAAGGTGGTACAGTTACAGCTATTCAAGCAAACATATTATCAGGAGACTTTGATATTACACAAAGAGTAATTAGAGGTGCACAAACTAATATTGCAGACCTCAGAGGTGATGGTGAGTTTTTAATGAAGATTAGAAGATTTATACCAGACTTTGTTTCACAAACAGGTAATACACAAATAACACTTAATTTAAAAAATTATTCAAATGATACTGCAGCTAGTTCTTCGTTAGGACCTTTTACAGTAACGTCGTCTACAACAAAGGTAGACACAAGAGCTAGAGCCAGAGCTATTGCACTAAAAGTAGAGAACACGAGCACAGCTCAAGATTGGAAGCTTGGTACATTTAGATTAGATTTACAAGCGGATGGTAGAAGATAATGGCAAAGATAGTACAAGTATTAACAAGACCTAGTGAAGAATACAAACAATCTGTAGCAGATGCACAGGTTAGGGATCTTGACGGTGTAATACAAAAATTAAATACGACGTATCAACAAGAATTAAAAGATGAGATGGAGGCTTCAAACTTCTTTTTAACATAATGGCAAATAGTTTTATAAATAAAAAGAGTGATTTAACATCTACAGATTTAACGACTGTATACACAGTGCCTTCTTTTAAAACGGCTGTGGTTAAATCTATTCTAGTATCTGATGACTCAGGATCAGGAGACACAATTACTGTTACGTTAGTTGATGCTTCATCTAACATATTTAGTTTATTTAAGAGCAAATCAATATCTGCTAACACTACAGTAGAACTTTTAACTCAGCCTTTAGTTATGGAGGCTGCTGAGATATTAAAAGTACAAGTGGGCTATGCTGGAAGAATTCATGTCATAGCTTCTATATTAGAAATAGAACCAAGAGAGGTAACAACGTAATGGAAACAATAAAACCAGAGAAGATAATAACGACCATATCTAACCTTAAAACAGGTGAGGTATACAAAACAGAGGACGAATGGAAGGCAAAAGGAGTGCCAGAAGCAGAGATTAGAAGAGATGTTCAAGTAATCATGCCTTCACTTGATTTGTTCCCTAAAACCAAGTAGTGTGAAAAAATGTCAATAATTAGATCAAATATAGCCAGACAATTACTAGCCGAAGGTGGAGCACCTAGAAAGGGTTTTTTCATGGGAGGAATAGATCAAACAACTGCAGACGAAGACGCGGCTCAAATGGCAGCGGATATGGGTCTTACCGGTGGACCTAGTCCAAGTGAATACTCTGGCATGGATAATGAAGAACAATTAGCTATAGATCAAGCTAGATTTGATGCTGGATTTAGAACTCCAGATTATATTAGCATGGGTGTATCTGATAACGCTACAGACAGAGGATTTTTTCAAAGAGGTATTGATGCTCTTGACACTGGACTACAAAATAGAAGAGGACAAAACATACTTAATTTTTTAAATAGATCTACTGCACCGACAATGAGAGGTAGATTAGGTTTAGGTAGAAGAGGTGATATAAATTATATTTTAGAACAATTACAATCTAATAAAGGTGATCCAGTAGCCATTGGTTTAACTGATAAACAATTTGAAATAGGACAAAACCTTATTGATGCAGGTATAAAAGATGAAACTGATATTAGAAATATGACACAATCACAATTCGATACATTGTTTCCAGGACCAAACACAGGTGGAGGTGAAGGTGGAGATAATGAACCCATAAAAAAATTAAGAGCACCTATTACAGAAAAAAAAGAAGAGCCAAAGGATGAATTTGCTGACATATTAAAATTCTATGGTGCAAGATTTGAAGACGGTGGTGATGTAAGACAAGAATATGGTCTAGGTAGCATTGTAAAGAAAGCTACAAGAGCCATTAAAAAAGTTGCAAAGTCACCATTGGGTAAAGCTGCATTAATAGGTGGTTTAGGATTTTTAGGTGCTAAGACAGGGTTTGGTGGAGAACTACTTACTAAATTTAAAGATTTAAGTGCTTTACAAAAAGCATTTTTAGTTGGTGGTACAGCTTTATCATTATCTCCTTTTGCTACAGAAGAAGAAGATGAAAAATTACCAACAGTAGCTAACACAGACCCAGATATGGTTAGAACTTTAGAGTTTTATGGTGGGCCTAGAAGATTTGCTGCAGAGGGTGGTATGATGGAGCAGGATGAAATGTTAGATTTAGATGGCAACGAGATGGATTTAAGAGGTGGTGGCTTTGTGCCATTAGGAGAATATGAGAAAAAAGACGATGTGCCAGCAAGATTATCTAAGAATGAGTTTGTCTTCACGGCTGATGCGGTC